CGGCGTCGTAAAAGACAAGCCCGACCTCTTCGTCGCCGATGCTCGCGTCGACCGACACGGGCAGGAATTTATCAGCCCCGCCGCGGTCGGCGAGGAGGCGCGGTACGACCGGAAATGATGGCGGCACGCTGGCCGTCTGGTCGGTCGACTGGACACCGTAATAGATCGTACCGTCAGGCGACGGCCACTCGATCTTGACGATCTCCTGCACCTCGACGATGCGGCCCGCCTGCCGGATGGCACGCAGGTCGTCGATCTTGTCCTGAGTTGTGCTGTCGAACTCTGGCATTTAGGTTAATCCGTATTTGGTCATCAGCATCGACTCGATGCGCGACAACTGGGCGGTGCTCAGATCCTCGGTGTCAAAGATGACCTCGGCCACGTCGATCGGGGCGGCCTCAGCCCCGCCGCCGGTCCCGACGCCGATATTGACCTCGCCTAAAAAGTTGAACGCGGTCGACCAGTTGAGATGGATCAGGCCGTAGGCGTTCATCGGTGCCTGCTGATTGCCGGACGCGTAACTGACGCCGTTCTTTTTGTAAGTAAAGACGCCGCCGTAGCCGCCATCGGCGAACTTGGTCGTGCCGGGGTCGCCTTCCCATACGTTGGTGGTCGCGTCATCGGCGAGCAGTACGCGGTCGCTGCCGAATGTGGCCTCGCGGACCTTGACGACCATCCAGATATTGGTAAAACCGACGGACGTGACGCTGTAACTTGCCCCGTCGGTCGTAAATTCGACCGTAGCGAGCGAGTTGATCTCGTTGGTCTGGAGTTTCGGGCCGGTGCCGCCGCTAGCCGACGCGAGTGTAAAGTTACGATTGCCGCTGACGTCGGTCCAGGGCGTAAATGCCGTGTTGTCAGAAACGCCGGTCACACGGCTCGCGGCGAGCCACGCCCACGGCTCCCAGATAGATCCGTCGTCGTTATAGATCACGCCCTCGACGCGCCGCTGCTCGATCTCGATACCGTCGGCGGCGAACATATCGTTGGTCAGGCGTTCGGGCGACCATCCGTTCTCGACAAACGACGCGTGATATTTCTTGCCGCGGTACTCGATCCAGAATACGTCGGTGTCGCCGGTCGTGTGGTCGATGATAAAGTTTTCGTAATACTGAAACGACGGGATGCCCGCGACCGGGTCGCGATAGTCCGCCGAATCGGCCAGAAACGTCGACGACAGCCGCCACCGATACAGGCCCGACGCCGGGCCGACCAGCGACGACGCCTGAAAACCGCCGCGAAAACGCGCACGCAGACGGTCACCGCTCCACGGCACGACGTCGATGTTCATCGTGTCGTCGGTGATCAGTTCGTCAAAATCGCTCCAGAATACGGGCATGGCTTTATTTCAGATATCGTTCCTGACAGACGCTGTAATACGGATGTTCGACACAGGTGACGAGCTCGTCGCCCTTGAGTTTGCGAAACACCTGCAACGCGTCCTCGGGCCGCAGGGCCTCGACATACGTCCGCTGCCGGACGCCTTTCTGGTCGATCCAGTAGATGTACCAGTCGCGGTTTGGCCGCGATGACGATGTGGGGTTCGGCGGCGGCACGGCGGTCGCGAGCGACAGCGACGCGGCCGTACTTGCAGCCAGGAGCAGCCCGCCGCCGAAGATGATTCCGATCAATAGCACTTTGCGCATAATATAGTTACCTGATGCCGATCGCCCGGCCGATCTTGGTGCCGGTCGCCGAGTTTGACCTGATGTCGGCGGCGACCTGTTCGCCGACCGCCCCGCGGTTTGCTTTCATTCCGCGAATGAACACATCGCCCGGTTTGGCTGAGTCGACCTTTTCGTTAAACTTCGTGATCTGTGTATCGAGACGGTCGAGCGTCTGCCGCAGCGACCGCATTTCGTCATATCGTCCGCCAGACATATACGCCGTGGCCGAGGCCCGCGTGTATGGCGTCAGGTCGCGTTCGGGCGATAGGTTCGAGCTGCCCGATGCTCCGGCTGATGATCCTTTGCCTGAGCCTGATTTGAATGAGTTTCCGGCGATCGCACGCCCGCCGATCGCGGCACCGGCGGCGATGCCGCCCCAGATCGCCGAAGCGATAAAATGATTGGTCGCCGGGCCGTACATCGCGGCACCCCACGGCGTCAGAGCCACAAGCCCCATTGCCAGATGGAATATCGAAAGCGTCGCGGCCTGTGCAGCCACGCCCGCGAGTACCGACGCGACCATCTTAGACATCGAAACGTCGGCCTGATCGCCCATCAGCACCCACGATTGCAGCATTGCCCCAAGGCCCTGACCCATCTGCATGAATACGTCCGAGGCCGTTTGGCCGAGCCCCTGCATGATGTCCTCAAACGACCGTATCTTGCCGGTCGCGGCATCGAGGCCGTCAAACATACTCGTCGTCGATTCGAGATCGCCGCCCAATCCGGCGAGTGCCCCTTGTGCAGATTTAGATCCTTGTGCGCGTATCGCCGCGAGTTGACGCTCATTTGCGTCAGCGATGGCATTCTCTTTTTCGAGTTGAGCGGTGTCGATCTTGAGATCAAGTATCTTGATCTTGTGGATGTTGTCGCGCGTCTCAAACTGTTTGGCCAACTCGTCGCGTTCGGCCTGCAGCATATCAATATTGAGTTGCCCGACCGTCTCGGCGTATTCGGCCTCGGTGATCAATCCGGCATCGAGGCGACTTTTGAGAATGACGAGGGCCTGTTCCGCCTCGGCACGGCGTATCTCGCCTGCCTCATCGGCGGCCTTTTTCTGTTCGGCGACCCACGCGGCCATGACCTTTTTAGCCCCGGCCAGAAATCCGCCGCCGGCGTCCAATCCGCCCTCGCGTGCGAGTTCCTTTTTGTTTGCCTCGAGGAATGCCTCAAACCCGCCCATGCCGGTCGCTTTGCCGAGTCGCTTTTTATCGAGATCGCGCAGATACGCCATCTGTTCGGGGCTGAATCCGATATCCAGAAAGCGGCTTGCCTTTTCGAGTGATGTTTTGGCGTTTTCGACGTGGACGTGCGGCCCGGTCTGTTTGACGCCCGGAGCGGGCTTGCGTTCATCAAAAACGCGATAGCCTTTCTCCAACGCCTTGACCATCAGCATGAATATCTCAGATGCTGATTTGCCGCGAATACTCAGATCGGCGGCACCGCCGTAGGTGTGCGGTGAACCTGCATTGATCGCTTTGCCGTAAGTGCGGACGACCGAAAAACCCAGATCGGTGAAAAACCTGCGAAACTCGCCGTCTGATTCCTTCGGCGGGCGGATCTTTTTACCGCCACCACCGCCGTCTTTATCGGGATCTCCGACGCCGCCCGGTCTGCCGGGCGACATTTCCCAAGCATACGGGCCATACTGCTGCGGCTCGGCGGCACCGCGGCGATTAAGAGCACCGAGGATGATACTCAGCGGATTGGTCGACTGGAAAAGGTCGATCGCCGAGAATCCCTTTGTGCCGGGCAGGGCGTTCATATCGAACGCTCGCCAAGTCGAAAGTTCCTTTTTCAGATCGCGCCAATAGCCGATGACGCCGAGGATCACGTTGCCGGTCGCGGTACCCCATTCGCGGATATCGTCCTTGTTGTTAGCCAGCCATTCCGATACCGTTTTCGACATCGTGATAAATGCCGGCAGCAATTCGTTGCCGATGGTGACACCGACGGCAGCGATCTGCTTTTCGAGGATATCCATCTGATCGCCGAACTGGTCAGCCGCGGCGGCCGCCTTGTCGTCGATCGTAATGCCGAGGTCGCTCATCGTCTGGATGAGCTTTTCGACGTCACCGTCAAAAGACCGAATGAACGGGATCAGGTCGGCTCCGCTTTTACCAAAGTTCTTTTGCGCGAGTGTGAGCTGCTCGAATCCCGGTTTAGCGTCGGCGATCTGTTTGAAGACTTTGCCAAGTTCGGCTTGCAGGTCACCGCTGTCGCCTTTGTATTGTTTGGCGAATCTGGCGATGCGCTTGGTGACTGTTTCGAGTGATGCCCCGCTCGTTTCGGCGGCGGCCTTCATAGCGGAGAGTGCGGTAGCACTAAGGCCGGTCTTTTGCGACGCGTCGTATATCTCTGATCCAAACTCGGACGCGGACCGGGCGAGCCCGTAGAGTCCGGTGGCGACCGTGCCGATGCCCGCGGCCAACGCACCCGCGACCGGGATCGCACTGCTGAAAGCCTTACTGATCCCGCCGAGGCCGTTGATCTCGGCGTTGATCGATGACAGTTCATTCTTAGCCGATTTGGCATCGGCCTCGATCAAAAACTTGAGTTTGTAATCTGTGACTGCCATCTATGCAAAAAAGCCCGCGTTTAGCGAGGGCGGGCTTTTTCTCTCTCTCGTCGGTTGCTGTCGATTGTCTCGGCGTGCATCAGTGTCAGTGCCCGGTTGAACCAATACTCGCTCATCTCGTTTTCGACCGTGTCCGGCAATACTCCAAACCGTTCGGCGACGGCCATTATCGCGTTTCCGTCCGGCGGACCGGCCAGACTGCTTTCCTTGACCGGACGTTTGGATTTTTCGCCGAGCTCAAACCATTTGGCTATTTGCTCGGCTGATCTTTTGGGCTTAGATCGTCGTAGATAGCCTTGTTGATGGCCTCAAGGTTTTTCTTCGGGATCTCTTCAAAGTTGGCGACGGTCTCGCGGGTCGGGACGCCGTCCTTGTCGAACTGCGTTCTGATAGGTTTACCGTCGAGCCCCTCGATGTCGGGCAGGCTTTCGACCACGAATGGCAGCGTGTCACTCAGCCAAATGATCTGGTTCGGGTCTTCTTTGGCTTTGCGGTCGTGCCACTGCGTCTGTACCTTGAGTTCGCGCACAGAGCGGTCAAAATATCTGACGCGGATATCCTGCGTCGTCGTCACACCGGCTTCGTCGGTGTCTTCCCATACGGCGATACACTCCCGCACCAGCCGCTTTTTATTCTTAAGTTTGATCATGTCGCTTGTCTCCTGTGGTTAATGAAAGGCAGGGCTTTCACCTGCCGTGCTTTTCTAGCCGTTAGGCATCAGGCTGACGCCAGCGGCCGTACTGTCCGAATGTGGCCGAGCTCGATACGGTCGTATCCTTGAGGATCTCGCCGCTGATCTCGTACTTGTTCGGTTCGTTGCCGTCGTTTAGAAGTTGCCACGACGCGGCCGGGTCGACCTGGACGCGATAGAGATCGACGACCTCGACCTTGTCGCTGTCCATAATGTTGATGCCCTTAAAGGTCAGCCATTTTTCCTGGACGCGGCTCTGGAGCAAACCGACGCCGGTCGATGCCGCCTCGGTGCCGTTGAGTTTGAAAGGCTGCGTATAGCCGCTGACGTTCAAAAACTTGACGACGCCGGCCTTTTCATCCACCTCGTAATCGGTGCCGTTGACGAGCGTTGCGGGCGAACCGGCCGAATCGGTGATCGACGTAAAGGTCGACAGATTGGCCCGACTGCCCGGAAACCGGACGATATCATTAGCGACGATGCCCGAATCAAAAGCGACCGCCGAGATCGAACCGCCCGAGATGGCCGATTTGGTGCCGAACAGGTAAAGGGCGAGCAGGTTGGCGACGTGCTGCGAACAGACGATCTTAAAGGTCGCCGAGACGGCCCGCACGACTGACGCCGATTTGCCGGCCATCGCGTCACGCTTGGACATCCGCGAGACCTTTTCGGTCTGTTCGGCGATCTCAAACGAATCGATCTCGGGCAGCGATATTGCGTTGGCACTGCCGGTCGCGATCGCCCCTGCCGTCGTTCTCGCAAAAAGCCACGCCTGACCGTGGCCGTAATAGTGTTTAGCTGTCTCTGTAATGGTTGACATTAGTCTTTGGTCTCCTTATCGGCCTTGCCGGTCTTTTTCTGCGGTTCCGCCGACGGTGCGGCGGTGGTCTCTGACATCCATGACGCATTGAGTTCGGCCGTGCGGTCGTCGACGCTGATCACGTCGCCGGCCTCGTGGCGGCGGCCATCCCATATACAGGCGTTCAATAGTTTTACGTTTGGCATTGCTGTCTCCTGGTCTTTACGCCTCGGCGTTAAATTTCAGCGTTTTGAACTGGACCTCGATCTCGACCTCGCAGCCGTCGACCTCAAAGGTGTCATTGCTTCGGGCGATGCCGTCGCGCACCTGGCGGGTCTGCATCGCGAGCGGTACGCCGGTCACCGTCCATTTGTCGTCCTGCCTGATCGCCGTCTGGATATCTTTGATCAGGTTTCGGGCGTTGGCGGCGGACGACGTCGAGCCGCGGGCACAAAACCCGCGAATGCCGATCGCCATGGCGTGCACCGTTTCATAGGTGCGGCCGGTCGAGGACGGCGTCGCGATCGCGTCGAGGTCATACACGCCGATGAACGGCAGGTCGCCAGACGCCTGATCACCGGTGATCGGATTGTCAAAGACGCGGTTGCCGACGTTTGACGTGTAATCGCCGGTCCCGTTTATGAGTTTGAGCCGCGTTATCACGGCATCGACTATCTTTTGCCGTTTGCTGTCGCCCATCGTTATTTCAAATACAGCACCGAGTCGCCGGTGCCCGTTCGCTCGACCTTCATGACCGTGTAGGTCACCGCGTTGATGGTGACGGTCGTCGTGCCTGCGTCCATCCCGGTGATGTCCGCCGTGCGGATCATCAGCGTCGGCCGCTGTGCGTCGATGTCGACGCCGTAGGCGTTGGTGCCGTCGGTCGCCGCGGTAAAGATGCCCTTTTTGCCCGTGATGGTCGGCGACGCGAACGTGACGGAGACGCCCATGGCGTCATACAGTCCATTCATGTCCGCGTCACTTATCACTTCTTGCCCTTTTTCGCCGCTTTAGGCGGTTTTGCCTCGGCGGGTTGTTCGTTCACAAGCAACTCAGCCGCTCCGTTGGCGATGTACCTGTCCGCCCAAACCGACGGCAGCTCGGCGACGGCGCCGGGAGCGAGGATGGCCCCGCCCCTCGGATTGCCGACGCGTCGCAAAATACGCACTTGTTTGGTCTCGGACATTAACCTCTCCTAAACGTAGAGCAACTGGTTGAATCCGCGATCTGTCGCCGACGCCGGACTGGTTTCGCCCTTGGCCAGAATACAGAACACGTTGGCATAGGTTCCGGTCGAACCGTTGCCGCCCGTGAACGTCAGGTCCTGATACCGCTTGCGGCTGCCGCCCAATTTGACGTGAACGCCAAAGAACGTATCGTCCGCGGTCGCACTGGGCAGTGTGGCCGGGCTGACGCTGAAATCCGCACCGGTGATGTCGGCCGCTCCGCTCATGCCCGAGTCATCGGATTCGGTCAGTTTGAGGGCCGCAGCGGCGATATCCATCGCGCCGAACTGCACAACCCACAACGCCTCATCCCATCCCTTGGTGTCGATGGTCGCCGTGGTAAACGCCGCATCATCGACGAGAGCCCCCGGCGACGTGACCTTGACGATCTTGATATCTTGAAGTCTTTGCATTTTGGTTTCCTCTGAAAGATTGTTGAAGGGCGGGGATCTCACCCGCCCGGATTCGTCTGTGGCCTCGCTTACGATGCCGCCGTGATCAGTCCGACGATCGATCCCGGCACCTGGCTGGCGGCCGTGGCGTTGGCATTGCCGACGTCATGGACATTGATGTCAAACCGCTGAGTGCCCTTGATCTCGATCTGGTCGTAAGCAAACCGGCTATGTTCGCTGGTCGAGATGGTAACGTCGCGGCGAGTGCCGAGCGATGCCGCCATCGAAAGGTCGCCGAGCAATGCACAGACCTGGCTGTTTGCCTCGGCCTTCGGCATCACCTGCGTAAAGACGACGCGATAGCCCATGAATCTCTGCTGACGTGCATCCTCGACCTCAGCCGCGGTCACACCGCCGCTTGCGAGCATCGCCTTGACCATCACGTTCCAGTAGAACGAACGATGGACGTACCACGCAGCGGCGTCGCTGTCGGCATATTCCGGCAGGCGGGCGACAACGCCCTCGAAGTCGGCGAGGACGATCTCGCTGTAAGCGTTGCCCGTCGCGACCTGCAGACCGGCGATGTATGAAATCGTGCCCGACAGTCCTTTGAGCTTTTCGCGGGCACCGATGATGCCGCCATAGGTCGAACTGCCGTCACCGTTGAAACCGCACTCGTCCTCTTTTTTGGCGAACGAGTAAGCGATATCGTTGGCGACCGAATCGCCGACGCTGATGGCCGAATCTTCATTGAGTTCGCTCGAGATGCGGGCGAGCACGATCAGCTTTTTGGCCGACAGGCTGACCTGATCCCATGTCGAGGTCGATTCGGTCGCGGCCTCGGCCTCATTGGCAAAATATGCGGTCAATCCGCCGGTCTGACGCGGATCGGTACGGTCGCTTGACGACATCGTGACGATCTTGGCGTTCTGGCGAAACACGCCGTACTTTTCGCGAAGCAGGATCAGATCGGTGCCAAACTCTTCGGGCACCAGATATCCGCCGTTCTCGTTCTGCCCCTCGGCAAACGAACGGACGATACCCTGATCGAGGCAGAAGCGGCGAGCCGATTCCTTGGTGCCTTCGCGGCCGGCGATGGCGGCGATCCACTGACCAAAACGGTACGCTTTCTCAGCGTTGCCGCCGAATCCGCGGACAGTGCCGTGCTGTGGCAATGACCGGGCGAGCTGAACAACGCCGCGATTTTCGATCGTCGCCTGCTGTTCCGGTGCGATCGGTGCCGGGGCCGTTGCCGATGACGTTAGGGTTTGGCGGATCGCTGTCCGAACGTCGTCGAGGGTTACGTCGGGGCTCGCGGCCAGCATCTGGCGGGCAAGATCGCCTTTGCCGAAAATTTCAGCAAACTTGACGATGCCCTCGCCACGCTGTGCAGCGTCGACCTCAGCGATACGCTGGGCCGGTGTATTTACAACCGGAGTGCCCGGCGTTGTTTCGATAGGATTTTCCATTTTTGTCTCCGTGTTGTTTGAAATTGCACTATGTCGTGCGTCTGAAAATTGAGTAGCGTTATCGAGCGACCGTCCAACGCCGACGCTGATGTCGGCCGGGACAGAAACGAGGCTGATCTCGAACGGTTCCCAATCGTCGCAGCGATAGGTCGTCACGTCGTCCTTTTGGCTGTCGACGTGGAGTTCGTAGATCATGAAACCGACTGAAACGAAACGCTTGATGCCGTCGCGGACATCCTGAAAGGCCTCTTCACCGGCCTCGGATCGCGAAAAGCGGGCGTCGCCGCGGATGATGCCGTCGGTATCAAAACTGAAATTTTCGACAATGCCGATCTGTTCGCATCGGTCGTGGTCAGAAAGCAATGCAAGCCCCTGGTCCATCCGGGCGGTACGCACGGCGGCGGGCTTGGTCGTCAGAATGAGCGGACCCATCCAGTGGTCGACCGGTGCGTCGGACGCGAAAGCGACCCTCACCGTGCGCGAGTCGGGATCGACATTCATCCCCTCGCGGGTGATGGCCATCGTGCGGCGGACGGGCGTTCGGGTAAGCTGCTCGCGTATCTGTTCGGGCGTGGCCGAACGAAGATCGGGCAATCCGACCGTATCCGGGCGAACGGTGTCGATAGTAATGGTCGAATCTGCCATAGACTGCGCGGCCTGTGAGCCAAGAAAAGTCTATGAAGTTTTGGGCGGGGTTATTTTTTTGGGTAACAAAACCTAGCGGCTATCGTGTGGTGTCGTCAGCGACAGCCGCTAGATGTGGTGTGTCAGGCCTCGGCGGGCGGCGGATCGCCGGCCGCGTTGGTGTCGGACGACACCGCCGGGCCTGTCTCGGTATAGATCGCGTCGATGTCGATGCCGTACTGGGCGGCGAGTTCCTTGTCGGCCCGCCACTGCTGCAGATAGTCGCTGTAGTCGATGCCCTGTTCGCCGAGTATCTGGCTTGGCGTTGCGAGGCGATATTTGAGCCGTTCCTTATCGGCCGTGACGTCTTTGGTCGGGTCGATATATTTCCACCCTCGCGGTTTCCATTGCGGATTCATGATCTCGTCGAGATCGCGGGGCGAGGTCACGGTCACCTTGCCCATCAAGATCGCCCGTTTGATCCACGCCTGATACACACGGCGATGGAGCGTGGTCGCGACAAAATCCTGCAAGGCACGCCAGACGTCGCGCGACTCGTCGAGGCCGACACGGGACGAACTGAAATTGACCGCTTCCATATCGCCCGCCAGTGAAAAATACGGCAGGTCGAGTGCGGCGGCCAGACCCATCAGCACGGTTTTGGCGAACGCCGGATGGTTCTGTGTCGGCTGTTTCGGGTCGAGCTGGTTCATTTTCATGCCCTGGGGCAAAAGGTTGACTGCCAGCGACGAAACGTCGATGACCGGATCGATCGCCTCGCCATTATCATCGGTCGGGCCTGTCCACTCGTCGCCGTCCGTCACGGCCGACTCGAGAAAGATCGGTATGTTCGAGTAAAAACGGGCTGACTGAATGACACCGTCGGCATAGCCGCGATAATTTTTGGCGTCGAGCAGTGCCGCGTGAAACCACGTCACACCGCGCGTCTGCGTTTCGTCATCGTAAACTAAAAACCCGTGTATGAACTGATCGGCCGGCATCCGCGTCCGGGTGCGTTCGCGTCGCTGAGTATAGTTCATTTCACTCGCCGGCGTGGTCAGCCAGTAAGCGACGGGGCGATCATTGGCGTCGACCTCAACGGACATGATCACGCGATTGCCGTCGGGCCGCGTTTCGTTGAATGTCTCGTCGAGCCAGTTGACGTCCCAAACTTTCAGTGACAGCCCGAAATCGCGGTCGGTCTCGACCATCTGGACCAGAAACTCGCCGTCGGTCGCGAGACGCGTGACGACGAGCCGCTGTACGGCCCGCCAGTCGAGTTTGCCGGACAAAGTGCACGTCTCAGCGTGCGACCATTCCCAAAATCGCTGCTCGACCATCTGGTTGAGTTTGACGTTTGGCTGTCCGTTGGCACGCATCGCCTGGCATTGCAACTGGATGCCTTTCGGCCCAATTATGTTTGACCGGGCGAGTGAGAGAAACTTTTTGATGTGGCCGTCATCACGGGCCGCTTGCCGGGCACGGGCACGCAGGGCGGCCAGCGACAGGCGGATCTCATAATTCGCACCGGTCGGCGAAAC